TAAATGCTTACTAATTCTACTATTATCTAATTCTTTATTTGCCATAATTATCTACTATATTATAAATTGTTTTCATACGATTATCAACTGATCCACTTAACCTAATTACATTTATATTATAATGATCAATTGCTTCTTCAAATAAGTTAACTACTCTATCACGAAACTCTTTATCTACGCTACGCTCACCATCATCTACTAAGGGGATATCAGGTTCTGTATATAATATAATATCTAATTCACCAATCAATTTTCTAAAAAGATACTCACTATAATTATACATCTCCTTAGGCACTTTTTTCATATGATATTGATATGTGGTATAAATAAATCCATCTAAAATACATCTATCTAACACTACATCTTTACCTTTAAAGTCAAAATAATTATACAAATGACTATTAATAGTTAGTAATTGAGTAAATTCATCTCCATCTTCATTAATATTAAGTTTATATTTCTTTTTTAAACCTCTAGTTATTTCCGGTACGAAGTTAAACTTACGAAATTTTTCATCAGTTTGTAATTTAGCAAGTAAAGTAGATTTACCTGTACTTTGAGCTCCTGTAAAACTAATTACCATGACCAATTATGTCTTTAAAACAATTAACGTTATATTCTATATCTTCCATTTGCGTATCTGTAACCTCGTGATCAATTAAATCAGCCAACATAATTGAAGGTTTTTCATTTAATCCCATATTACCAGTATATCTAAGTTCCTTAATACCAGCTACTACTGGGTTAGAGGTATCTACCGATCTAATTGATTTATCACCAACATAATTTTTAAATTCTTTTGCTAAAGAGCACCCTAATAAATGGTGAGGTTTTTGATTATTCCAAACACCATCATTCTTTAATTGTTCTATTAACCTACGTCTACCATCACACCATCTATCAAGCTTTGTTTTACCTTTACCTGTTACGACATAATAACTAAAATCAAAACTAATTGCAATGTAATCAGCATTATCTGACATATAATTATAACAATCAACTATTTCATCATACGTTTTACCTTGTATTGCTCCTATCTTTAAACCTGGTAATTCTGTATACTTATTGGTAAAGTCATGGAAACTTTTAATAGTTGCATAACCATCTTCTAGAACATCCGGTACAATATAATAAGAAGGTTTAAGTTCTTTAACATATTTAGCAAATTTCCCCGGTTCAAAAGATTCTCCGAGCTCAAAAATACTATTATCTAAAAGGACTTCTTTACCTTGTTTTACCCTATTTTTAAAATATGAATAATATTTAGGATGTGTTTCAAATAGATGAACTAAAGCATAATCATAATCATTATACTCTTTTGATTTATCTAATATACTAATTGGACTTTCATGTGATACTAACATACATCAATTATATATACAGAAAGAGGTATATCAAGTAAATATATATATGGCATTTGGACTTAATATAAATTTTAGTGGTATTATTGGTAATCTTACTAGTCAACTTAAGAGTATTGTAAGCTCTAAAATCAGTGGGGTAACTAGTTTAATTAAATCATTTTCTATCTCAAATGTAACCAGTGGATTAGTTGGTCAATTAGAAGGTATGATAGGTACTAGTTTAAATCTAAATTTATCTAAATTAACAGGCGGTATAAATTTTGCTAATGCTCTAAAAGGACTTCCATTTCCATCATTAGGTAGTTTAAATCTTAATTCTTTATATGGTTTAGTTGATCAAAATATTGGTCAAAATTTAAATCAATTTACTAAAGGTTTAGCTAATTCGTTTAAAAATTTAAATCTTGATGAGCTATCTCTAGGCAATAAATTAACAGGAGCCATTAGTGGTCAGATTAATAATATTACTGATGAAATAGAAGCAGGCATAGTAGCGGGTAAAAGTTCGTTAAATGTTTTAGGAGAATTAAACAATTTAAGTAATAAACAAATTAGAGATTTTTCCTTTAACCCTCAAATGCAATTAGATTTTGTTAATGGTTTAGTTGAACAACAAAAAAATAAAATATTCGATTTATCATTTAATAGTATACCTGAATCTACCATTTTTACCAATCAAACAACTAGTTTAGAGAAAGATAGCTTAGATAGTTTTATAGGTACAACAAATTTAGATTTTACTTTTGGTAGTGATAAAATTATTAATGAAGCGACTGTATCTAAAGATGTAATAAAAACCCAACAAATGCAAATATTTAATATTACTGAAGTTAAGAACCCTTTAGCAAGAAAAGTCGATATAGTGACAAGGTATAATAAAGAAGAGGAAATATTAGATTATTTAAAAACATATGATGATGAATTTAAAGCTGCTGAAAACACTGACCCTGTACCTTCACAAAGATATGTAGATTTTATAGATCCTGACACTGGAGAAGTAATTGGTATTGAAGATAAGGTAGACGGGGTAATACGACCAGTATAAGGTATTTCAACTTAAATTGACATTGTAATTAACAACATTTAATTTAAATATAAAGAGATAATATGGAAAAAGAATTTAATAGTATATATTTAGGTATAGTAGTTCAAAATAATGACCCTCAAAAAAGAGGAAGGGTTAAAGTATTTGTACCTCATTTATCACCGACTGTATATGAAAGTTGGATAAAAAGCAATGATGATAAATTCTTTAAATCTATAGATGGTCAACTTCAGCCGATAATGGATAAATTAAAAGTTATTTTACCATGGGCTGAAGTAAGCTGTCCATTAACAAGTGAAAATACATCTAAAAGGTACAACAATTACGCTAATATAGCAACCGTATCAGATACTAATACATATGCAAATTTAAGTGCTAATAGTTCAACATCAACAGGTGAAATTTACGATCAAAGTAGTTTTAGATTAAGTGATGCTTTTAGCGATAATAGTAACAATGTTAATAATATAAATCCATATTCTTTTAACTATAAACCAAATACATACTCTAATAAAGCTAAAGGTTCATTTGGTATACCTAGTGTAGGTTCACATGTATATGTATTTTTTAGAGACGGTAACACTCAATTTCCTGTGTTAATAGGTACATCATTTGGTAAAGATGATTGGCAAGGTATTTATGATAATGAAGTTGATTACCCTGGCAAATTTGAAAATTATGATCCTAGTTCAACTGAAGAAGATTATAATGTAACAACTTATAGGAACAAATATGTATTAAATCAAAAAGGCGGTACATTTGAAATTAACAATACTGATCATAATGAAAAAATTAAATTAACACATTATTCAGGGTCATTTAAAGAACTTAATAATAATACTAATTCTGAATTAGCAACAAAAAATAATCAAAAATTAGTACTAAATGATGAATACACCACTGTTAAGGGGTTTAAGAATGAATTCACTGGAAAAAATTACGATGAAGTAATTTTAAGAGACAAATATAAAAAAATTGGTAATTTAAATGAATCATTTTTCGATGATTGGAAACAAGCATACGCAACTATACAAGATCAAAAACAATTATTTGATATTAAACGAGCTAACAATAATAATGTTAAATCTAATGGTGATATTATTTTAAAGGTTAATAGTATAGATCAAAGAAGATCAGGTACTTTTGCAGATTTTATAGTAACTAAAGCTAATCGATATCTGGCAGTCAATAATGAAAATACATTTGATAGTACACCTTTTCCAAATTTAAATATATCAAGTGCTACGGTAGCATCAGGTGGTGGAGGTGCACCTCTATTTGATATGAACTTATTTAAAATACAGACCCAGGCTAATTCACTACAAAAAGACCCTGCTGAAAATATATTAGGTACTAATAATGCAGATTGGCCTGGTGAGGCAGGTAAAGGTTTTGCCAATGGTAGTGGTAAAAGCCCATCGACAGAAGGTGGTTCATGGGCACCGGAAGATAAAAATTTAAGTGAAGATATACTAAAAATTCAAGCTGACTTAATGATAAAAGAAAGAGATTTCGGACTTGGTGGTAGTGAAATAATTGAAATTAGTAAAAATAAATTAGAAAATATTGGAACTGTTATGAATGATTACGGTAGTATTAGATTAGATCCTATCGGTAAATTATTATCTAATGAAGTTTTGGTAGGTAGCGAAGCTACTTATGTTAATAGTGACTCCGGACCACTATTAGAATATGTTGATGTTCAAGATTTACCTGGAGGTACATATAATTTAAACGTTAATAATAGGTATAATGTAATGGTCGGCGCCGGTGGTATAAATTTAAAATCTTATGGTCCGACTAATATATCTGGTAGCATTACTAATGTTGCGGGTCAACAAGTTAATATTGGTTCAGAAAATGAAATAAATATTGACGGTAAAGTTGTCAATATAAGTGCAGAAATTTTAAGACTCCGGAATAAAAGACAAAGACAGGTATTAATAGATAGTAGTTTAGGGGTAAAAAATAATGTTGTTATTGGAGGTGGTCTATCAGTTGAAGGTGAGACATATTTACAACATGTTACCGCTCCGAGTGAAACTCAAGTAACGAATACATCTCAAACATTAGGTCAAACAGTTCAAAATGCTGTTATAGGTTGGGCTATTATACCCGGTGGTGGATCTTATCCAGGTTCTATAGTATCTGTTTTTGGAGGCACTATTGGAGGTATACCTCAACCTGATACTCTTACAACATACCCACATACCCATACATTTGAAAATCTACCTTTAACATTAACTGACTCAAATGAAAGTACTCGTAACTCTGCAAAAAATCAAGGTATTAATGGTGAGAGTAGAGTTGTTGCTTCACCTCAGTTTAATACCTTGAAATCAGGTATTGCAGTGGAAGTTCAAGAGGCAACTAATCAAGCAGCTACACCAACAGCAGCGACTACTACGACCTATACAGGGCCAATAACAGGAGGTGCACAATCTACTGATTTCCGACCATAAGCACCGTGATAATAAATTAATATTAAATATTATAAAATGATTAAATTTAGAGAATATAAAGTTAATAACAGTATTACCAATACTATAACTGATAGAAAATACGATGTAGATAAACCATTTACATTTATTGAATATCTTAATTATGTAAAGGTTATTGATAATAATGATTCACAAAATTTTACTCAATATAAAAAATATTTAGAAAAATGGGAACAAACGGATTTTATTAATAATAAAAATAATTCTTTAAACATTAAAGCTATATATTTGAATTTTTTTAATGATTTAACTTTAAAATATTCCACACAAGAGCAAAGAAGATTTTTTAATACAGTAGATTTAGATGATAATGATTCATTAACTAAAATGATTCCATTTTATAGAAATAAAATAGTTGAAATTTTAAATTATTATAGGGAAAAAAGAAACACTTTTCAAAGAGAGTTAAGAGAAAAACAAGGCAAGGGTAGTAACCTTAGTGTAAGAGATCAAATTAAAAATAATATAGTTAATTATTTTAATAGTCCTGACTATACCGGGGATGTAGTTTCATTGTCGTCCTTAAGAATAGATATGGAGTTAGGTTTTGATGATTATAATAATTATTTTGATGTAAACCCAGCATCAGTACCTGCAAATGAAACATATCTAACTAATGATATAAATACTAATGCATTTATAGATTTTGATCAAGCTTTAATTGATGTATTAAATGATAATAATATTACTATAACGGAGCTTAATCCATATAAATTAATCGTTGAATTCAACGAAGTAAATTCTAATTTTTTACACCGTGATGATTTTATTGACTACAAAATTACTAATCGTACTGATACCTATAGAGTTTTATATGAAGCTGAATTAGCAGAGCATTTAGTTGGTACAGATTATTTTTATTTAAGTACTACTGAAACTGATTATGTTTCAGGTAAATTATTTGAAGCAAAAAACAAAGCAAATAATTTATTTAATATTAATTTTCCATCAACTTTGGCAAAAGAAATATTACCTTCAAAATATGAAAGAGGTATAGGACTATTTTTTAATCCTACAAAATTTTCAATATTAAGAGTAGATGGGGAATATATAATTAAGCTTAAAAAAGAGCTAAAAGATAATTTTGTTTATGTTTTTCCGGATCCCAATCAATACGGTGATATTGTTAACCTAAGCAATACAAAGAGAGATAACCCTTTTAACTTTTTCTTTGATAATAATTCATATAAAAATATTTCATCATCCTCTTCTAGAAAAACAGTAAAAGCAAATGAAAGAAATCATTATTTTCATTCCTATCAATCTGTACAAAATAGACGAATTAATATTACTAATGATGGTACTTTTCCAGATTCAATTACCGATTTAACAAACTATGGTTCGGTAGATAAAATTGAAACTGATATATATGGCAATGAATATATACAAATAATACCAAACAAAGGGGTTATAAAAAATACTTCAGATATATCAGTGAAAGATACACAAGATTTACAGTCTGGTAATACTGTAGATATATCTGAAAATAGATATGGTGATATTGAAGGTTTATCAGGTTTATCAGATAAATTGTATTCATTTAAGGAAATATTTGTTAAAGATGTTACTACAAATTCATTACTACCTTTAACTGCCTCTAATTTTAATTTAATATATGAAAAATTTAAATTTAACCCGCAATTATATAATGAAATTTTAAATAATAACATTACTGATATAAACGTCTACGAAAACACTATTAGTATTGATCTAAGTTCTTTTTCTATAATAGATACGTTTAAATATGATGGTAAATATATTGAGCAAGCATCATCTCCGTTAGTAATTAAAAAGGATAATACAAATATATCATTTATAACCCCTGATTGTTATCATAATAATTCAATTTATAAATTTAATATAAATCTTAATAATTTTAATTACCCATTAGATAATAGTTTTTATTTCGAATTATTTAAGTATGATACCAATAAAAATACTATAGAAGAAGTAAGTACAAGAAATAGTGAAACTTCGAGTTATTTTAAAGAAGCTTTTACATTTGATAATCAAATTAATATTAAAGGTATATCTAATAGTAACCTTACCTTTAATAGTTATGATAATTCATTCATATTGACTACTACATTTGAACGCCAAGACCTGTTTGATGCGACACGTAATTTAGTTGTACATTATTTTAATTTTAAAATTGTAAATAATAAAATACAAAAAATACAAAATATATTATACACTAATTATAATGATAATATAATACCTTTAGAAAATGAAAAAGTAATATTAAAAAGTCGCGACCCCGCTAGTATTAGTTTATTTGGAGGTAATAATGATATCACTTTGCCAGTTATTGCATTTCCTAGTACCAATACAAGCACAACCTTAACATTTACATATTCTGGTATAGTTAATGCTAACTTTATTTTAGATAACGTGGTGCAAAATTCAGGAGATCTTAGCTTATATAAAGCAAATATTAATTACGGTGATGGTACTTCAGAGACTAAATTTTCTAATTATTTATCTTCAGGTATTTTAAAATTAGATAATTTCTCACATAAGTATACGTCTTTCAATAATAGTATTTCTTCAATAGGTTCGATAATATTCTATTATGAAAACGGTAAAACAGCTACTGTTAATTTAAATCTATTTAAAATAATTGCAGATTTAAATAAATTAAATTTTAAAACATTAAATGGTCAAAAAACGAATTCAGGTAATTACATATGTAATATAGTAGATAACGATAATACAATTTACAATTATATTGATACCACAACAACATCTTCTATTACAGCGCCATTTTCACCGGGTTTAAGTCCAGCAATACTTTCATATAATAATATTATACCAGGTGCGACAGTTGCATTGACTGGTAGATTTACTGAAGAAATTAGTATTGATAATTGGGGAGATGGTACATCTGAAGGTTTAACTTCTATGAAACCAACAAGTCATATATATTCATAATCTAATTAAATATAATTATGCCTATAAATTTAAATATTTTAGAACCTTTAAGAGATCAAACTGAAAATGTAATATATAGAGATCTTTCTTTAAATATGGAGACGGGTATAGTTAAAGGTAGTCAAGCTACGAGTCCAAAAAATTTAAAAGATTTAAATACATCAACTAATTTTGAAGCTGTAAAAAACTCATTAATAAATCTTATTACAACCTTTCCCGGTCAAAAAATTTTAAATCCTGAGTTTGGTATGAATTTTGGAGATTTATTATTCTTGCCTGTATCGAAAGCAAGAGGTACCACTATTGGTGAAACAATTACAAATTCATTGGTTGGGTTTGAACCTAGAATAAATATAAATTTAGTAGAAGTAATTGCTGATATTGAACGACAAGAATACGAACTTAATTTACAAATTACAGTACCTGAGTTTAATAGTAATCGTTTTAACTTAAAAGGTAGGTTAAACAAATCTGGTTTTTATAGTTACTAATTAAATATATTTATGGCAAATAATAACTTAACTGATTTCAATTTATCGAGAGATGAATATACTGCTTTTGATGCGAAATCTTTAAAAGAATTGATTCAAACAAGACTCAACCAAGGCGAAGTCTACACTGACCAAAACTTCGAAGGTAGTAATATGTCATCCATAATAGATGTTATTGCATATAGTTACCATTTACTATTATTCTATCTAAATCAAACTTCTGCAGAATCGATGTTTACAGATACCAGTATCTATGAGAACATGAATAGAATAGTTAAATTAATTGATTATAAACCAAAAGGGTATCAAACGTCTTTACTCTCATTTAATATGACAGCTACCAGTCAATTGCCAATAGATGCATATACTATTAAACGATATAGCTATTTTAATGCTGGTGGTAATTATTATTCATTTACCGAAGATAGTACTTTTAATAAAACAGTTTTAGGTGACCAAGCATTAACAAATTTCTCTAGTGAAAATATTTTAAAAGAAGGACAATATTTTGAATATCCTGAAGTTTTTGCTTTAGGTGAAGATTTTGAAAAAGTTATCTTATCAGTTAGAAGTGAAGACGATAATTTAGATGTTAATATTGATAGTGATTCAATTGACATATATATACAAGATGCTGATACCGGTGTTATAACCCAGTTTAAAGAAACGACTAGTTTATTTCTAGAAGGATCAGATTCTAATGTTTATGAAAAAAGATTAAATGAAAATAACTTATATGAATTTAAATTTGGTAATGGAGTTTTCGGTAAAAAACTCAATGCGGGTGATAGTATTTTAATTTATTATATTCAAAGTTCAGGAGATGCAGGAGTTTTATCACCAGGTGTGTTAAATGGTAATAAACTTAGGTTATATGTTACCCCTCGATTTGAACGAATTAGTAATAGTATTTTTAATACAACGTTTAATTTTTTAACACAAACACAAATACAAAATTTAAATTTTTCTAATACCTTACAGTCGACTGATCCAGTTGATAAGGAAGATATAGAGAGTATTAGAAACAATGCATCTAAAAACTTCCAACTTCAAAATAGAATAATTACTTTACAGGATTATAATGATTATCTTCAAACTAACTTTTCACAAATTCTAAAATCTTTTAGTGTTGTTAATAATAATGAGTATGTAAATTCATATTTAAATTACTTTTTAAATATAGGTTTAAATAAACCGAATGATGATAGTAGAGTTTTATTTAACCAAGTTAATTTTAATTCAATAAATCAAGCTAATAATATATACCTATTTTTGGTTTCTAAATTTAGTAATGTTGATATTAACGATAATTTAAATTACGTTTCAACATCACAGAAAACATCTATTATAAATTCATTTAAAGAACAGCAACAGGCTAATATTAATGTTGTACCTGTTGACCCGGTATATACTTCTTTTAGTCTAGGTATTCGAACGACGGATAATGAAACACTTACCAAGGATATCGCTAATGAATCATTTCTAGTAATAAAAAGAAACGTTTTAAGTAATGCAAGTACAGAAGCAATGAAAGAAAGAATTAATAATATTTTTATTAATTATTTCGATAATTTAAATCTAGGGGATCTTGTAAGTTTAAATAGTTTAACCAATCAAATTTTTGAAATTGGTGGTGTTGAAGAAATTAAATCTAGAAGAATACAAAATGGTGTTATTTTAAATGAAATAGATGGGTTGAGTTTATTAGTATACAATCCAATATACCCAGATAATGATATTAGTATTTTAAGTAATGATTTAAAATTACCAGCCTTTAAATACCCATATCTATCTGGTAAATCTATTTTATCTAATATTATAGTGGAGAACACTTAGTATGTCGTACAGTTTTAATACAGATTATTCAACATTATCAGTAGCTAATATATCGTACGATATATACAATACTAAATTCGAAAAAGTTATATCTGATACGAAACCTGCAAGTGCAAATAATATATATACTGGCAATTTAGGTGGTATATATGCTGTATCAAACTTTACAATTGCTCCAACCGGTATATCAGATACTGAGTTTTTTATTGATTTTGGAGACGGTACTATAGTAGAAAATGATTTATCTGCCTTTCATAGATATTCAGTGCCAGGTAATTATCCAGTAACTTTAGTTGTTACTAATAGTAGTGGGTATTTTTTCAAAGCAATAAAAAATTATGTTATAAATGTTAATGACCCTGTACCGGATAAAATATTTCTAACTCAAGATGGTAACCATCAATTTGAAAGTGAAGGTACTGTGCCATTTTATATAACTAGATTTAATAGTTTAAATACATCAAAAGTTTTATCTGCTAATGATTATAAAATAAAACTTAGTGTCGATGGTAATAAATCTCCTTTGCAACTAGAGAGTGAATATCTAAATAATAAAAACTTTCAATATGAAAATAAAAGTTTTTTCTTCACTTCACCAGATAAAAATTTTGATATAATAGAAAATATAAAGACTAGCAGTACATTTATTTACGGTAGGCTATCGGGTGGTGAATTAATCTTATCAACCTTATCTGCAGAAAATAATCAACTAGTTGGTACATCAGGATTCGGTTCATTTAGGTATTTTGAACCTACTGTTAATTAATAAAAATTATAACTTTTTAAGTTCTTCTATTTCTTTACTAAGCCTTTTTACCTCTTCAATTAAAACTGGTATTAAACCAATATAATCTACTGATAGGTAACCCTCTTTAGTTTCATGAACTAAACTTTTATCAATTTTATATAAGTCTTGGGCAATAATGCCTTTACCTTTACCTGATCTTTTCGATCTTTCATTCCAATCAAATTCAAAACCAGTTAAATTACTAACGTAATTTTGTGAATCTATTGGTTTTAGATTGTCTTTTAATCTACTATCTGAGGATGAAAAAGCTATAAGGTCACCAGTAGCTCTAAGAGTGCCACCAATTGTTAAATCTTGTGTAGCTGTAATATCACCAGTTACATTAATAGTTGACCCAAATGTAGATATTCCTTGAACTGATATAGTATTTCCAAAGGTTATAGCACTGCCGAAGTTACCAGCACCAGCGAAATTAAATGTTGTAGCGTCAATATGCTGTAAATTTGTACTACCACTAACTGTTAAATTATTATCAATAGTTGCGTTATTTTTAACAGTTAAATTAATATTAGAAATAATGTTTTTGTCGGATGAGATATTACCGGCTACATTTAACGCTCCATCAAATGATGAGCCGTTTGAGTTTCTACCTAAAGTTAAAGCAGATGGTTGACCAAGACCATCGGTGATTACGTCACCTACTAAACCACCATTGGTTGTAGTTTTTAATAGACCTTGATAGGTTGCATTTATATTTTTACCAATTAAATCTCCCATTATTTACCCTCCAAAGTTTCAATTCTATTATTTAAGCTTTTCACTTCCTCAATTAAGTAAGGAATTAATTTGATATAATCTACCGATAAATAACCGTCTTTGTTTTCTTTTACTGCAGAAGGTATTAATTCTTGTACTTCCTGGGCTATAACCCCTACACTTTCACCTGATTTATCAGACTTTTCATTCCATTCATATTTATAACCATTTAAACTATTGATAACGCTATTTGAATCATTAATTTTAATTATATTATTTTTTAATCTTTTATCAGAAGTAAGGAAAGCAGTAATGTCATTAGTAGCTGTAATAGTGCCATCTACAATTAAATTACCATTACTTTGAATACCGCCATTAAATGTAGCTAAATTTGTAAAAGTACTTGTACCACCTGCAACAAGTAAACCTCCATTTAATGTAGTACAACCTTGAACTGTAAGAGTTTGAGCAACGTTTAAAATTTGAGTATTTGTCGTACCACCAATATTATTTGAACCGGTGGCCTCGCCGTTATCCGCGTGTACTGTTAAAAATCCTTCCATACATACACCACCTCCACCGACTTGGCTACCACCACAAACTTTTATCATATTACCATTTGCGGCTTGACCGTCTAAAACTAAAGGTCCATATATATATGCCCCAGCCCCTGCTTGACCGATTGCTAACGAGGTAACACCACCAGCACCGTCACTAGTACGTACTAATGCATTAGGTTCACCAATTGCTTGACTATTAGTAGTAACTGCTAGTGTATCGCGATTGCCACCGGCAACTCTTGGTATATTTGCGTTATCTGCAACTTTTATAAGTGAAGGATAAGTAAAAGCTATTATTTCTCCACCTAACCCTGATATAGTAGTACTCATATAATATTATTTATCAATAATTACCGTTTTAAGTAAAGGTATTCTTGTGCCGATACGATTAGTTTTGACTACATCGATTAACCTATTTTGATAATCAAATAAATTACCAATGATTCTGTTTAATGTATTACCATCTAATGTTTCATTAACACCTACAAAATATTTTTTTTGGTCATTTAAATCTAAAGATTGCTTATCATCGTGATTTAATTCTAAAAATTCTTTAAAACGTAAATAACCTTCAGTTTCAATTGTATCAAATTCAGCTAATAATTTTTTATTTAAATTAGATGCAAATAGATTTAAATTAAATAAATGTCTATATATTGTAGAATTAAAAGTTATATTATTAAAATATTCATCATTAATTAATATTTCACTTCTTTTATAAAAGTTAGGTCTATTAGTATTGAGTAGTGATAAGAAATTATTATCTTCTGTAAAGCTAAAAATTCGTTTATTAGCCCACATTAATAATTTATCTTCTTTATGAATGTCGCTACCTATTACTTCTAACCCGTTTGCAGCTATTGTAAATTTATCAAAATCCGGCAAGTCGTCCCATGGTACTTCGAATGCAGAAAATTTTACAAATACTGTATTCCATAAATTTAATGAATCAAAATTTATTTCAATAGTAAATCTTTCAATATTTTGATTTTGGGTATTTACAAAATATTTATATACATTTTTTGATGTTTGTAGATAATAGACATTGCTATTATTTTCCGAGAAAACTATTTTTCTAGGCTTTTCGAAGAAACTAATTAATGGTATTGAAAAATCAAAAGGATTTTTTCCAAACGTATATTGATCTATTTGATCAAAATTATTTGCATTTAATACAAGTATTAAAAAAGTATCGGTTACGACATATAGTAAATCAAAAGTTTTGTTATATGTCATACTAATAAACTTATTTTCTTCAAATAATTTTTTATTAGCGTATTTTCTTTTATAAACGAATTCTTCACTAAACTTTTTTATACATTTATCTACTTCGTCATATACAAAAATATGTTTATTACCGTATTCAATATATTTATTACCGTTAAAATTAGTATCATCATTACCAGCACCACCTATTGTATCTATCAATTTAATATCTCTAATACCAGTACGGTCTTTATTTACTATAGTTTTAACATCAGTTTTAAATACTTGCTTTAAATTTCTATCATTAATGTATAAAACATCTTTTTCTTTATCTGCTGCAATACTAGTAACATTTCTAAATTCTAATTGTTTACTAGTACCAAACGCTGTAGCACTTAATACAAAATCAAACATTGTATCGTTTCTATCTAATTGATAAACATATATAAACGCACTTGTATTAACAAATAAACTATATTCATCCTCTATCTTTGAACTATTAATAGTTACTATATTTGTATTACTTACATCAGTAAACCCTCCATTATATGCAGATAATTTTATAAAACTAGGATCTAAACCACCTGAAATAAATCTTTTATTTGTATTTACCCATTGCCAATCAATCGTACCATTGTCATTTGCTGAAAGTATAGCGTACTTATTAAAATCAGTAGGTATTAAAGGGTTACTAATATTTGCAAAAGTATAAAGATCTTTAAAATTTTCATATAATAAATTCAATTTAAAATTAATAGAATTTTTGTTAATTAATTCATTAGGTTTAAATATTAAATCATCTAAAACATATGATGGGTTAAGCTCGGTAAATATTGTACGGTCTTTAAATTCTGTTGAATTTATTATATCAGTATTTATATTTTCGATTAAAGTTAAAGGATCTTCTTGTTTATTTTTAGTTTTATAAAAGCTACCATTAGTGTAATTATAATAGCCTATATAATCGTCACCACCAAATTTAAACTCACCTCCATCAGTAAATGCTATTTTTTTAGACACTGTAATGTCTTTATAATCTTGACTTGATGTATTTATCAAATCTTGACCTACATAAAATTTCGTGGTTGTATCATTTACTGGCATAATTCTAATCTATATTATAAGTTAACGTTTGTTGCGATGGGGTAACTATTTCAACTGATCTTTCTAAATATTCTATAAGCTGCTGTTTGTAACTATTTTCTATATCTATATCTTTAATATTTACTTTAATATTGTTACTTATATTACCCGGTATATTATATGTAAATAAAGTATCAATTTCTTCACTTGTATTTCTAGTACCACAAGGTACTCTAAAATACAACGGGTCTACAGATTTCGTTTGCAATTCTAAATAATTTACCAGACTTGTATCGAAACTTGTATTGTGTATTTTTAAATTTTTAATTATACCACCTTTACTATTATAATCTATATCTTTAACAATATTGTCTATAGGTATATTACGTATATTTTGTGTATTGATAAACAATTCAGGGTAAATTATTCTTTTAATAGGCACTTGATTGGGGTTAAAATTAATTGTACCGAAATATAAACCATTATTATATAATTTTATCTCACCACCATTTAAATTAAAATCAATATTAAAATAATTTTTTATGCCAATATTTGGAACTTTAAAAATAACTTCTACATTTGACTGCCCTTCGGAAGTAAATATTATTTGCTCTCCATCCCAAGCACTTAAAAGTTTAGCTGGATTTTGATAAGTAAACGTTTCATATCCAAAAGCTGAAATAGGGGGTATGGAATCTGGTCCTGAAGGACCTGCAAATTGCCATTGCTCAGTAAGTGTATCTTCATTTAAAAAAGCATTTAAATTAAATTTAAAAACTATATCTTCACCAAATTGTTTATATTTTTGATCTAAGGCATAAAAATTAACAGGGTTAAAAAACGGTGCATTTGCTGATAATTCATCAAATTGACTAGATATACTTGCATCAAAAGCCTTTAACTCCGCATAAGCTTGAGATTCAATTCTTTCAAATTGATACAACCCTTTAGGGTATGTAGCGGTCAATGGATTGGTACCGAATGTTGAAACTGGTATTGAGGTTCGTGCTGCGTAAATTGTTCTACTAGTAGTATCTACCCCTGATATATCTAATGAATAAGTATTTTCTAATTTACCGGTCTCAGCATTTATTTTATCTACAAATATATGACCCGCTGATAGATCTTTAGCAAATGATAATATTTTTAATTGTTTATCTTCTTTAACGAAATCAATTTTATACCCTTGCTGGATTGGCTTACTCAATTGATAAGCTGATAGTTGAAATCTTTCCGGTGTAAATTCTTGTATAAATCCCTTACTACCAGTTAGATTAACAAACTGTACAAATAATCTCTCACCAACAGAATTTATATCGTATATTTTACTATTAATAGTATCCAAAATAGGGTCTTCTCTATCAGATAATTCTAAATTATCAAAAACAACCCTAGCTCTACCATCCTGAATAAAATTAAAAAAGCTTCCAAATGTTGTATTCCATTGAGGATCGGCCCCTTGGGCGTCAGCAGTTATAGCTTTTACTAACGAATAGTAGCCGAAATCAAATGATTGACCTTGTATCACCCCTGAGCTTAATTCAGCTGATAGACTAGTATTTAGAAACGCTGTACCTGGTATAGCTTGTTTAGATATAAATCTGTCTATAACGTCTAATGAGCATGCAACATCTTCATTTAATTTTATCGGTACAGTACCTACTAAAAATCTAAAACTTGTTAAAGTAGGTATAACACTTTGTTTTTTGGCTGAAAGACCATCAAACAACGAGTTAAGAGGTCTATCTTTACTGACAACTAAATTATTTAAATCTAAATTTATTATACTTTGATCTGTATTATATTTATGCGGTATAAAGAAAACATTATTATAACCGTGAAAAGTTCTACTTTTGTATGATTTTAAAATTTCACGAAGTAATCCTTCGGTAGCCATAAAACCGCCTGGTTTCCTTTCATCCAAAATTTCACCAAAATAATTAGTTTTTATCAATTTATTATCACAAACTAAAACTATATTATTATTTTGTTCCATATACAATACATCTACAATATTATTGGTAGTTTCGTATGTATTGATTCTTAAAAGTTTAAAATTATTATCATAAAAGTAAAGTTTATTACCTTGCGGTATGATTATAAAAGGTGTAAAGTAAAAATTATTTTTTACTGAAAATCCATCTTCATATAAGTTACCAAATAATTGATACGAGTCTAATGATGATAAAGTATCTAATTCTAATTCAAATCCTAAATTGAAATCCCTATTAGGAATATTTTTTATATCAATATTATCATAACCTTTAACCTTGTTAAGATTAACTTCTTCAATTTGTTGTAATTGAACTGAAGAAGTTTGTATTGTATATGTGTCTTTTAATAATTTATCCTGTTGACTATCAACATAAGTATTAATTTGTTTATCATTAATACGTTGATAAACATATGATGCACTTGGTTCAAAAGTTAAATTACTTCTTATATCATAGTAGGCTAAATCAGTATTATTATTTTCGAAAAATTCAGCTGCTTGGGAAATGGTTGGATATTCATTGTAACTACCGGTAAAAGCTACGGTATACGAACTATTTTTTGGAATATAATATCTATCTAACCATACTCCTCTTTCTACACCATCCCCTTTCAACCAAGTACAAAGGTAATCACCAAATATATCATTTTTTTGGATATCATTTAAACTTTCAAAACCTAATAACTCACCATTTTGTAATACGAATAAACTAACATCATTTTGCATTACTAAAAACTCTTCATCATTTAAAAATTGATTTTGTAATTTATTCTTGTTGGTATCTGTAAGTTTAAAAACTTTATCACTAAAATATGGGTTTGTCGCTGCAAAAGAACCATTATCAGCTAAACCAGTATCATTAATATTAATCTTTTCGAAAGGAAATAAATTACTTGGCATAGTAAATTCAGTCAATTCTTTCGAACCGATTTTAAATTCACTATCGAAAAAGGTATAATTTAAAGATAAATTGTCATAATCTTTTTCTTTACTTTTCTGGTTAGTAAAATTTTGATATTTTCTACCGACATATAGTAAGTTATCATCTCTATTTTCTTCTAAATTGTCGCCGCTATATGCAATATTATCATTTGATATATGATTTTTTAAATTAAAGAAGTTAAAGTCTGCAAAGTTTTTATCTCCACTTGCGATATCAGAATATGTGTAATACGTTAAAAGGTCATAACGTATACCTGATAAAGTATCATTTGATAATTCATTATTATTTAGAAAATCATAATAAATAAATTGATCTAAATTATCAGTTTTTAACAAATCTATTTCATCATCAACACCTATAGTACCGTTTAATAGCCTTTCTTGATTTGGTGATAGTAAACCTATTGTATTTATAGTAGATGATAATGTAACTGTTACAAAAACTTGCTCTCCGTCGCCTCCTTCTGCACTTATTTGTTGAATTTCAGTTGTTAAAGTTGTAGTTGTTGTAGTTACTACTTTATCATCTTTAAATAATCGTAACTTTTTATTTTCACTGTCATAAAAATAATTAAAATAATAACTTGAAGTTAGAGGTAAATTATCAGTATTTAAAAATTTAAATATTAAAGCGTCGCTACCTTGATCGTAAAGGAATTTAGGTATTTTACCATCAATTAAAGAAATAGTAAGAAAATCATCATTTATAAAATCAACTAAAAATTTACTACCGTTTAGATCCTCTATATCAATATTAAAAGTAATAACAGAATCTCTATCTCTAGAGTTAGTTAGTACTTGTGTGAAAAAACTTGTACTTAATCCAGGTTGTGTACTTTTAAAATTTAATCTTGTATTTAAATCTTGTACAGCAATCGTTCTTTTTAAATCAAAAATTTCATCTGATTTTTTTTCTCTAACTATATTGTTACTTGTGTAATTTTTTACAAAACTGTCATTAGCACTCTTATTAATATTATACGTTAGCAAATGTAAACCTTGCTGGGTAAATTTATCTTGACTAATATACTCAATCTTATCGTTCGGATCTTTCAAATAGACCGGTGATAAAGCACTTAAACTTTTATATTTTGGTGATAAAGACATCTATTAATATTTATAATGAAAATTATAGATCAATTTTCTTAAACTTATTTAAAACTAAATTAAATTAGTTCCAGAATATACATCTTTTAATATTATTTCATCTATACAATTGTTAATACCACTTAAAGTCGTTGTATCAATATTAGAATTAGAATTTTTATAATCATAAAATGAAAATATATCACTATCATCTGTTGCGGGTATATACTCGTAAAATTTGTAATACTCAGTAATATTATTAATAGGAGAAATTCCATCTTTTTCGTTTAATATTCTAAAACCGTTTTCCAACAATAGCTTATTATCAGATTCATTGGCCATGTAAGTATAATTACCAATGTCACCAGGTAAAACTAGTCCCCAACCCCACTCTGTATTATAAGATGAAAGTTGAAAAGTTCTGTTTGGTCCTAAATATCTAAAATCAAAAGCACTTGTTGGGTCAATATTTAGAAATAAATACTGACCGCTGAATTTTTCTAGTGCAACGATAGGTTTAAAGTTATCACCACCTGATAAAGTATCACTAATTGTTAGTTCTGGTCCTAAATTTTTACCTTGCCCTGTGCTAGGTCTACCTTTATCATTATAATTTTGGTTAAATTTATTAAAAATAGGTTTTAAATTTGACCTATTAATACTAAAAAAATCTACTATTCTTTTTAAACTTGCCGGGTATTGTTCTGAAAATTTATTTACGTTACTGTCAATAAGTTTTAAATTACTAATTAAATTATCAACATTAGCATAATCTACATCATTGGAGTTTAATAAAAAATTTGATATTTTTTCATAAATTTTTACCCCTAGA